GGAAGGCTGTTATAGGTAGCCGCTGTTAATACGTCTCCTGTTGTGACTGGAAAGGTTGCCATGTTGCTCCTAATAACTCAATGTAGATGTGCCGATTATACCGTATGTACTGCTTCCAATAATGAATCCGTCCACTATTGGCTCAAGCGTGGTTATTGCTACTTGCATCTTGTTCGCTGTTATATCCCAAGCGAAGCCCTGCGCCTGTAATGTCTTGTTAATGGTTGAGCCTGATTCTGTGACGTTTGTGATGTCTAGGTTGTCGAAGTAGTCAAGCCCAATAAGGGTATCCGTTGGTACTGCTGGGTCTAGTAAGTCCACCAGCATCTCGTCTATTCTGATGGTGGTTTGTTTTCGGGTATTAACATAGTTTTGAGCTGCGCCTAATACCTGTGCATCTGTCTCGGCGATGAGGTTCTCTTGGTTCAAGCCATGAGGGAAATACTGGTCAATCGAGGACTGGCTAAACACGTTCTGGACTGTGCCGCCTGTGCGGGTAAATCGGACATCGTTAATGATGAGCTTGTCATCAAAGGCATACTTAACGTTTCTGTAAGGGATGCCTGTGGTCTGATTAAAGGCTGTAGCAGTATCGCCAAGGCTGGCTGTAACTTCGCTGCGTGACTTATAGACTGCTGATCCATCAGGGCTCATGTAGAACGCTCCGAGCCCTTCAGAAAACTCTGCATTTTTAATGGCATCAAGAGTTGTGCGGACTGTGCCTGTGTCTGCAATACAGGTGGCATCTCCTGTTGCTATCTGTCGCATCGAGTTAGGGAACTGGACATCATCTAGAATCTTGTTAATTCGTGTGCCTGTGGTCTGACCTGCTGGTGTATCGGCTACTGTGGCGATATTAGACATCTGCAAGAGACGGAAGCCATCTGTACACAAGATGTCCACATAGGCTGTCTCCTGCCCTACAGGGAAGGTATAGCGGTAGTCATTGACATAGCCAGAGAATAGGAAGTGTTCTGCTGTGGCTGTGGTGGCAGAGATGCGCAGCTTACGCAAGGGAGTTAGATAAGGATAATATGGAGATGTCGTTGATTGAGGGTTAAAAAAACCTTGAGGATCAAGTACGCGAACGATGGCTGTGCCAGCATCGTAGGTGTCTTTCAGGATATTACGACCACGCCTAATTGAGATGCTATAGACGTTGGGAGTTAAATCAACTGTAGGAATGATTACATCGGATGAGCCGAATGTAGATACGCCAATGATTCCGTTATCTGGTGATCCAATGACAAACCCCGATGAAAAGGTAGCGCCGCCAGAGAAGTCGAAACTGACTGCTATCTGTGCAGGTAATGTCATCCCGCAAAGCCACCAGTTCTGCGGTTGATATAGGCAGAGTCTCCAGTAGATAGAGACTGGTTCTGTAAGCCCTTAGCGATTGCGTTGGTTATGTCACCTTCGCCTGTAATCTGTAATCTAATTGTGCCAGTTAGGTTTGATGCTTCTTCTGCTCTGCGGAAGTCTCCAGGCTGTGTTCTAGGGAACGCCCCAGCAACGACATTGGTATCAGGTACATCATTAAATGAAGTTCCTGGAGTGCCATTACCACCAGCACTAAAGCCATTCCAACTGCCGTTGCTTGGGTTCATATTGACACCAATTAGGGCTGATGCCTTGGCTGCCAAACCAGTTAGATAAGCATCGAGATACTCAAATGGGTTGCGGGCATTAGGCAAGGCGGCAAGGAACTTGGCTAGGTTGCCTGTTGAATCTTGAGCCATAAGGATCTGGTTAGTCAATTGCTTTGCAACTGCCTCATTGCCATTAAGCAAAGCCAGTTGAGCTTGTACGCGCACTTTCTCTTCTTCTGACAATTTACCCTTGAGAGCTGCGACAAGTTGAATCTGCTCTAGGTCAAAGACTGTGCCAGATTTTTTAAGGCTGTTCTGCTTCTTTTGCTCGGCTGTAATAGCCTTTTGTGAAGCGGCTTGTTTCTTAAGTAAATCAGCAAGTTGCTTTGCGCGTAGACGTGCTTCTGCTTCTGCTTGGCGTTGCTGGCGTAGGCGGAGTGCTGTACCTGCTGGAGAACCAGAGCGATTAGTTGAAACTGTCGGTTCTTGGTCAAACCTTCTAACGAGCAAACCATCTGCACCTGTAATTCCACCAAAGGAAGTTAGGAAGTCTAAACCCTTATACAACTGGCGTAAGCCGTTAATGGCTTGGGCTGTAGCCATTGTGATGGCGTTGATGCCCTTGGCTATGTTGTCAATAGTCTTGGCTGCATCGCTGGCTTGTGATCCACCACCAAGGACTGCAAAGGCATCGACTAGACCTTTACCGATTGACTCTTTAGCGTTCTCTGATGAAATGCGCAACACATCTAGTTTATATGAAGTAGTAGTTAAGTAGTCTTGCGCTGCGCCAGCAGACTTAGCCAGCATAATGCCTAAAATCTCATTAAAGCTCTTGGTCTGTAATTCTGCGCGGCTAAGTCCTGTGTTGTACTTCATTAGCCCACGCGTAACCCCTACATAGCCCTTACCTAAATCTGCGGTAACTGTGGCTAAGTCCACGCCTGATGCGCGGCTAATCTGGATGGCATTGTTAAGAAGCTCTTGAGACTTGGTTAATGATCCTGTGATGTTAAGTAAAGACTGGAAGGCTGGGCGTAGAACGTCATCGGCGATTGCTGCGCTCTGCTCAAGCCCAGAGATAAAGGTGGCAACCTGTACCTTAGAGAAGGAAAGCCCTAGGTTATCAACTGCGCTGGATAGTCTGCGAGCTGCTGCTTCATCCTCTGCAAAGGCTTTAACCGCTGCTTTACCATAAGCTGCCATAGCGGTTGCACCAAGAGTAACGCCAAGGGTTTGCCCCAGCTTCTTAATTGTCTTGTCTAATCCCTTGACTGACTTCTCTGCTTTGTTTAAGCCAGTCGCATCCATCGTAGTGGCGATGCGGATTGCTAGGTCTGTCATTCCAGCCATTAGTCAGCTCTCCTTGCTCTAAATGCTATTTCGCCTCTGGCGTTAGACTTCTTTACAACCTTTTCGTTAGAAGCTTGGATAGCCTTCACAACTGCGGCAGTTGTCTTGCCTTGATCGTTAGCCCATGCTCTAAAGAGTAAGCGACCCTTTGTCTTGCGAGTTCTGCGACCAGCGCTGTTGGATTGCTGTGAATCAACCAATGGCGGTAGTGCGCCGATAAACTGCCGTCCAGCATTAGGGTTAGCTGACTTATTGACTGTTCTATCTGTCTGCCACTCTGTAATAAACTTGCCGTTGCGATACTTCTTAACACGCTGGGCTGGTGGTAATCCTTGTGGGTTCTTACGTCCTGCGGTTTCGTAGATAGCACCCGCAGCAGACTTGTTGAAGATAGTTGCAAGGCTTCTAAAGCCTCGCTTGTTTGGCTTTGTAGGCGTTGTGGAGTAACCCAAGCCACGTTTGATGATTCCAGCATCGAAGGCTCGATACTCCCAGATTCCAACTGCATTACCCCAGCCGCTTAAAGGCGAATCGCTAGGAACGAATCCTCTAGCCTGATTAACTACCTTGCGCAGATGTCCTGCAATTTCCTTCTGGGTTTCCTTGGCTAATTCGGGCGCATATTGCTTAAGGGCTTTGTTAAGAGCGACCGCGTTGTCGAGTTCTACTGGCATCGCTTTGCTCCTTTGCTATGTCCTTTAATACCTGTACATGAGCCTTGAAAGCCATCGTAGGAAGTTCCACGATGGAGTTGAACGGAACTCCATACTCATAACTCAATCGAGCTGCGAGATAGGTGAGGGAGTTCCGATCTAACCTAAAGGGTCAGACTCTAAGACCTCGACACTCTTGAGAGTAGCAAGGAAGTCCTCGCCAAAAGGCTTGACTGTTTCACCCGAACGTCTAATTGCTTCCCAGCAGAGCCAGTACACGTCTGACTGCTTCTGATCTTCAATCAAGGCTTTGTGAAAGCCCTTCTTGGCATAGTTCTCAAAGCTGTACTCCAAGACTGGAGTTATCTCAAACTCCTGCACTTGTCCGTCAGCCCTTGTTACTTTGAGTTTTGCCATAGCCCTTATCTCCTTCTTACGATGTTGTTACTGCGATTGTACCTGATACGTTCCATGTTACGGACTGTGTTGAAAGGTCTCCAACCGCGCCGTTTACTGGTGTGGTGTTATTGACGAGGCATGACATTGTGTAAAGTGGGTTTGTCGCTGATGTAGCGGCAGAGGTCTGCTTTACTGTAACTGTTGTGTTTGTTCCCCAGACTGACTGAAGTGTCTGAAGTGTCTTGCCTGTTGCTTCGTCATTGAAGAAGTCAATAGTGATAGATGATGCTTCAAGACCCTTGACGAACTTGTGTCCTGAATCGCCCATCGCTGTCACTTCAAGTTCATCGAATGAGCGGTTGATTGTTACTGAAGATACGAGTGATGATAGATCAACCGCATTAACAGTTAGAACTACACCATTGCTTAGATATACTGACATGTGGTTTATTCCTCATCTTTCTTGGTCGCTGGCTTTGTTTCTGGCTTAGAAGCAACCTGACCGATTTTAGTCAGGAAGGCTTCGTTCTCTTTTTCCCATTGTGCTAAATCGGTCATGATTTAACTCCATTCCGTTAAGGTGCTGATTGCAATATCGCAAGCCAGCAAGTCTCCTGTTGGCAGGTTCAGCACTTTAGGGCTGGACACGCTGCCTACGTTGAACACGATAGATGAGGCTTCCAAGAGCTGAAAGACTCTAACAACATCATCTTCAATTCCTGCGAGGTTTCCTTGATTGTCCAGTAATGGCACAAGGATGGTAATAGTAAAGTTGGCTAATGGCGCGACTGATGTGCGGTCATTGTTTGTAGGCGTGATGTATGGATCAGCAGGGCTGACAATAACGCTGTTAGCAATAGGCGTAGCAGGTGGGAACGAGAACACGCTCCACTTGGTATTGTCAGTAAGTGCCGAGGCTATAGAAGCTCGTAGGGTGGTTATCGCTGGCATCAGCCCACCATTGAGTTAGGGCTTAGGTAAGGTGCAAGCAAGCCACGAACGCGAGCCATGAGCTGATTAGACATGGTGTAAGGGCTTGGTGCGTAGCCGTCAATAGATACGCCTTGACCTGTTGGTGCTTGACGTGCTTGCCAGATAGCCACGCTAATCATGAGGCTGGCTTCCTGAATGGCTGGGATGGTTGTGTAATCTACATAGGTCTCTGCTGAAAGAGTGCCATACGGATTGACTGGGTGGAAAGGCGCAGGGGTATTGTTATTGCCTGTAATTGCGTAAGTAATCTCTTTCTCACCAACGCCAGTAATGGTCTTATTGCCATTGTGCTTTGATCCGCAGCCTGTGATATTAACTGTCTCACCAACGTAGAACACATCCTGCACATAGTCGTTAAAGTATGAAGTGCCTGTTGTTGCTGTGTTGCTGTGTCCAATAATTGGAGTCGTGTTAGTCCATAGAAAAGGCAACAAGACATTATCAGCAGCATCGCAGACTGATTGCAAAACTGCATCAGTATAGAGAGTTCCGATACCTAGGGCGGTACGAAGCTCTGCGACTGTTGTGATGCTCATTGTTATCCTTTCTAAAGACTTGGCGGGCTACAAGGGCTCTGGTAGCCCGCCAAGCGACTTAGGGTGTTACTTAGGAGAGGTTGAACTTACGAACGCCCTTACCAGACTTCGCAACGTAAACTGCGAGGTATCCGTAAAGTGCGATTTCTAGTTCGCCTGTGGTTAGCACCTGAAGGCGTAGGTTTGTCACAGGTGATTCCCAGACATATACGCTTGATGGCGCGATAAGGAAAGCAGAGTTGTCAATGACACCTGATGCTGCGATGTTGTGATCAACAATGAGGTCAGTTCCGAGAACGTTGCCGCGGACTGATGATGCGACTGCTGTGCCTGAAGCGTTCATTGTTGAACCCTGTGCTGAATACAATGCGCGTCCAGTTGAATCTGCATAGCCAGTAATTGCCGCCCATTGGTCGGTATTCGCTACGAGCTTGTTAGCGAAGTCTCCACCAGTTCCCTTGTATGCGGCTGCGCCTTCTACAGAGATGAATGATTGGAGTCCTGCTGCTGTTGCAGCAACACCTGTGGCAGTTGTACCTGCTGAAATTAGCTCGGTCAAAACTGCTGTATCAGTTGCCTTCTCGTACGCCTTGCGCAACTCCGCCATCAAAAGTTCCATAAAGGAGGGCGAAGATCGGTCGATGAGTTCCCAGCTAATGCGATTTAGCCCTGCGAACTTGTTGATATTTACTGTGTCGTAAGCAGAAGTCATTCCGACATCTGTAACTGTTGCGCCTTCGTTTACATCTGCAACTGATGGTGCAACATCTGGTGATGCAGCATTGGTATAAAGTCGAGGGACTGTGAATGACATTCCAGAGTCAATAAGTGCGTTGCGTGTTACAGCATCGAATACTGGACGTCCAGAAAATGTATCTGTAACGAACTGGTTTAGGTGCTGTGGGAGTGTAAGACCTGTGTTAGTTGATGTTGAATCATCTGCTGCACGAACTGTGCGGCGGGCATCATCGTCACCGAGTGCTGCCTTGATAGATG